CAATACCGACTCTTCGCCGGTTGTTCTCCCCTTTCTCTCGGCTGCAAACGTGGCTTATCAGGCTAAGCAGTCGGGAGCCGCCGCGGATTTGATTGGATCTCTTCCGGATTACTTTGGCCTTCCGGTTACTCAGACTGCTCTTTGGTCAACCACGAAGAGGATCAGTATCCGGCCGTTCATGGCCTATCAGCACATATACAACTCATTCTTCCGCGATCAGAACGCGGAACCCCTTGAAGGTGCTGACCCTCAGAATTCCTCTCTCTACCTTGTCGATCAGTACCTTTCGAAGGAAGGTGACTTCGCTCAGGGCGTCCCGTCGAATCAACTTAAGAACTTGATGACCCTCCGTTCTCGCGCATGGAAGAAGGACTATTTCACCTCTGCCTTGCCTTCCCCTCAGGCCGGTGAGGATGTTATGATCCCTCTCGGTGATCTCGCTCCTGTCAATACATACAAGGACAACGCCGGTGAGATGGAGGACGATCCTTCCGGCATCCATTTCCCTGACGCCGCTTCCGATTGGGCTTCCGGTCGTGTCAATATTCAGTCAGGTGTCAATACTGACGGCTATTTAGAAAGTGCTGACGAAGAAGCCCTCGGTCAGCCCGACAACCTTTACGCCGATCTCTCTTCCGGTGGCATCTCCGTGAACCTCTTCCGGCAGCTTATCCAGCTGCAAGGCTTCAAGGAGCTCGCAGAGCGTGGTGGAACTCGTTATCCGGAGATGGTCCGCAACTTCTTTGACGCCTATCTCCCTGACTACTGGTTTGGCCGTCCGCTTTACCTTGGAGGTCAGATTCAGCCCATCAAGATCGGAGAGGTCGTTCAGACCTCGCAGACCACTGACGGAGCTGACGGATCTGCCCAAGGTTATCGCGCCGGTATAGCCACTTCGTACGGCTTTACCAAGACTTTCCGCCTCAAAGCTCCCTGCCATGGCTTTCTCATGGGTATCATGTGTGTTATGCCTGAGGCCACCTATCAGCAGGGTCTTGAACGCATGTGGACCCGCGAGAGCCTTTACGACTTCGCTTTCCCTCAGTTCGCGAACCTCGGAGAGCAGGAGATCTTGAATCAGGAGATCTTTGCCACCGGTGGCGAGACCGATACTCAGATCTTCGGCTATGCCCCTAGGTATGCTGAGTACAAGACCGGTCATACGCAAGTGTGCGGCAAGTTCCGCACGGATCTTGACTATTGGCATTTTGGAAGGCAGTTTGCTGCCCTCCCGAAGCTTAATAAGCAGTTCATTATGATGGATCAGATGGACTACGATCCGTTCAATGTCACCGATGCTCAGACGGAGCATGTCTACGTGGATCTGTACAATAACATCCACGCTCGCCGCCGCCTGCCGTATTTCGGAAGGCCTGCGACATTGTAGGAAACTCGGCCGTAGGCGAGATAGGACAATCGAATCGGTGTATATCTCTTTCCTAGGTTTCCATGAAATACTCCCCTTTATTGCCCTGTTTCGCCTCATTTCCGAGGTCTAAACTAAAAGGTACATATCCGGCCCGCGCGGCTCGCCCGCGGGCCAAAAAAGAGAAAATAACGATGATTTACGACAAATGGCGTACCGGACGCTCATCCCGGTACATGGAAGAGAACGACGCTCCCTCCATGGTGGAACCATGCTACAACCCTACAATACGTGATTACCTCACGAATCCTACACTCGTCGCCCGCCATGGTATATACGATGATGGCTCAGAGGACGAAGTCAGCGAACTTCCTGACAACTGGTCCGACGAGCCGCTGTACGCACCTCCTACGCCCGCAAGGGCGAAGAAGCCTGCGCAGGGCGCAGGCCATAAGGCAGGCTCCAAGCCTGCTACCATTGTCGATGCCAAGGAGCCGGCGAAGGAGCCGGAGGACGACGACCCTAAGGAGAAGGACGACGGCGATGGAGCCGGCGAATAAGGCATCGAGAGGAGCGAGGCCGGCAAGCCCGTCGGCACGTAGTAAGACGGGATCCGGTGCCGAAGCGACGGGAGGAGCGCAAGCGACCTCGCCGGAGCAGGGGTCAGGGGAGGAGGTGCAAGCCATCCTCCCCTGCTTCGTATCTACCACCTTTTTTCCAAGAGTGGGCATTTACCTCTCTTGTATGTATAATGCCCACTCATTCAAAAAATCCGAGAAAATGCGAGGATTTTAAAAAAAAACATTATATTAGCGTCATGGAAAGAGATGAGGTAATATCGCAGCTGTACGCTTTGGCCTCCTTCGAGCAGGCTACCGAGATAGAGCGAGACTCTACATGTACCGTATCTTGGTACATTGACATAAGTGACTGTAATTTAGCATAATATAAATTGTAGAACAAATGGAAACACAAAAGAAACCTGCAACCCCTTACAAGTCAATGTCTTCGCGCTCTGAAGATAATTGCTTAATCCTTGACCTTCAGGCTACCAAGGTTGAAGACACTATAAGATTCGCTTATGGCCTTCATCTTTCCCTTCTTCCCGTTGTCCATAAGATCTATGTATGGCAACGTACTAATATGTGTGCTCTTTTCGCTGTCAATGAGCCGAACCATGGAGAGTAACCTCGCTTCAGCTCCTCAGCTGGATATTATCAGTAATCGCAAGGAGCGAACAGGAGCTCATATCGGCTCCGCGTATGTCGACGCGGCCAACCAGGCACGCATGACGGAGTACAATAACGAGTACAATTACTGGCTTTGGAAGCAGCAGGCCGAATATAATAGCCCTCTCGAGCAGCGCAGGCGCCTCGAGGCCGCAGGCCTGAACCCGAACTTCAACTCAGTTGACTCTGGGAACCTCGGTTCAATGCCTACTTCCTCTGGATCTGTGAGCCCATCCGTCGGCAAGAACTCTGCCGCGGCTATGCAGAACAATATCAATACCTTTAACGCCCTTGTCAAGTCTATCGGCGAAGGTGTCTCCGATGTCAGCAAGATTGCGGCCCTTCCTGACGACATTGGTGCCTATCGCAAGATGATCCGGCAATTCATGGGACATCGTACTCAGGCCGCTGAGTATGACAAGATTCTTCGCAGCATCGAGACGATCTTCAAAGGTAAAACAGAGCTCGGCATTGACATGCCCCTCGTCGTCGAAGGTTACGGCCCCAATGGCGATCCGTGGGTACATACCGCCGATTGGACTAACTCTCCTTTGTTCTCTAACCTTGGCCTCAAAAATGAGGATCTTGATTGGCTTATCAAGCTTCGCAAGTTTGACTATAGTCAGATGAAGCCGGCTGAATTGAAAGTACTCCAGGAGCGCGCTACTCAGATCGCAAACGCAGCTGGACTCACTAAGCAGCAGTCGGATGTATATGGAGCTCTCGTCGGTACTAAGATCGGAGCGACTATCGCTCCCCTTCTTCTTGCTCTCGTCAAGATGATCTTTTAACCCATTTTATTAACCCTTTAAAATCATTCAATTATGCGTTATCGTCGCAACAAAAGGTATAGCCGTCGTGGCTATCGTATGCGCCGCCGTCGTGGCGCTCGCCGTGTTCGTTCCTATGGTATCTCTAGAGGTGGAATAAGGCTTTAGATTATGAACTGCACCAACCCCTATTTCAGGGTGTTGGAGCGCTCTCCAGACCCTTTCGGCCATGCAGATACAGGAATATTTGTTCCCTGCGGAAAATGTCTTGCTTGCAGGATCAACCGACGACGCGAGTGGACGCAACGACTTCTTCATGAGGCCGTCAACGCGAAAACGGCGTATTTTATCACTCTTACATACGATGAAGCTTACCTTCCCCTTGATAAGGATGGCAATCCGAGTGTATGTAAGCAGGATATTCAGGATTTTATGCAGGATCTTCGGAATAGCTTCCGCGAAGTGAAAGGCATTCGCTATTTTATAGGATCCGAGTATGGCGACCTTGGTCGCCCGCACTATCATGGGATCCTTTATAATGTTCCTGAGTCGATCTGCGACCCTTGCAAGGACTATGTCAAGGGTATGCCCCTGACAAAGAAGACAGGCAAGTTCCAAAGCATGATTAACCGCCGACTTAACGACATTTGGAAGCGAGGATTTGCCACTATTGGCGAGATGAATCGGCAGAGAGCCGGCTACTGCGCAAAGTACTTCGTTGATCGTCGTGAAGTGCCTGATGGATTTACGCCAAACTTCTCCCTCATGTCACGCCGCCCTGGCCTCGGTTGCTCGCATGCCGAGGCTATCAAGGACAAGGTCAGATATTTTAACTCTCATTCACTGCTTACCGATAACGGCAAGTACGTACCTTTGCCCCGCTATTATGATCGCAAGATCTACTCCGACGAGGAGCGCAAAGAGCGTCTCAACTCCCTCGATCTCGAGGAGATCAACTCCGTTGTAACGGACAGGATCGTTTCCGACTCCCTTCAGGTAATAGATCATCAGATCAAGCGGCATCACTCTTTCAAGAACATCAAAAAACAGCTTTAAAACATGGCTTCAATTTTTTCGAAGGTGGCTAAAAAGAAAGTCTCCTCGAGTAACTTTAATTTGAGCTTCGAGAAGAAGCTTTCAATGAATTTCGGGACCCTTGTCCCGACCCTCTGCGAAGAGGTCCTCCCCGGTGATCGCTTCAAGGTTAACACCGAACTTCTTATCAAGTTCGCCCCTCTGAAGGCCCCGGTGATGCACCGCCTTAAAGCAAAGGTCGATTATTTCTTTGTCCCTGAGTTTCAGATCTCGGAGACCTTTGCCCGTTTCATTAATCCGAAGGTCAATACCGACTCTTCGCCGGTTGTTCTCCCCTTTCTCTCGGCTGCAAACGTGGCTTATCAGGCTAAGCAGTCGGGAGCCGCCGCGGATTTGATTGGATCTCTTCCGG